AGTAAATCTTCTGAACCATAATCCAAAGTTCCGTAAGAAACAGTTGTAATAAAGGCATTATTTAGCTTATAAGATCCAATGACGCCACCGCGGCCATTTAATTCTTGCACAATAATACCACCACCCAAAGCGTTAACAGCATCAGCCTTGTTTGGTGTGCCCGGGGATCCAACAGCGGACCCCTCTGCAACTGCATCAGGTGGGATGTATCCTGATAGACGCAAAATGGCCTGCAGTTCGGCATCCAAATCCGGGTCGGCTCCATTGACCAATCCCATTGTAACCTCACTCCAAGTTACTCGACCTGGGTAGTAGTAAGTCTTATCAAGAAATTGATGCTCTGTGGTACCAATTGTGTATGCTGGTTTAGTGAACGTGCGAGCCAAGAATTGACTGCTTGTTCCTGATGGTAAGTCAAACGAAACCAAAAATCTATGTGAACGCTTTGGCTCGGCTGTGATTGAACTCCAAAATTCTGCCATTTTTAATATCCTCTTTAAATTAAGTAGTGGGGGATACTAAATCCCCCTTTTATTTATTCGAATTCTACTCCTGATCTAGTGATAACAAAATCAAGTGCAATGAATTCAATTGCTCTTGTTGGCTTTAACAGAATCTTAGCGTACATAATGTTTCTATCAATCAGGTCCGGAGTTGTCGTGGAAGTATCCAAGATAACTCTGTAATCAGAAAGTCCGAATCGGTTTCTGATTGATGCCAAGAAAGGCTCAACTCGGTTCAAGAAGCGGTTCCATGTAACCTGCTGGTTTGGATCGAAGAGAATGCCGTTGGCAATCTTCCTAACTTCCTTCTTCAAGAAGATCATCAATCTACGAACGTTGATTCTATCCAAAGCAGATGGGGTTGCTTGAAGTGTCTTCTGACCGAAGACCACAATTCCTTCTGCTGGGAACGAAGCGATTGGGTTAACGTTCACTTCGTATAGATCGTCTCGCTGATCTGCTGTCAACTTCTCGACAACGTTGACAACATTCAAGCCGGCGGAACCGTTGTTGAGTCCACCTCGGTTGAAACCTGCTGGTGCGAACCAAAGCTCGGACCGGGCTGCAGATGCTGCCATTACGCCGAGAGCGATTGTAGATGGCGGCACCCAAAGGCGTGCGTTTGCTGCTGGGTCATTAATCTGAACCCATGGGTAGTAAGCTGCACCGTAACTGTTGTTGAGGTCTCTGTCTTCAACGTTTGTTACAGTTGTAGCAGACGACCCTCTTCTATCAGTGAACGAATCGGTGTTCTCTGTAGAAGCAGTGTAGCCACCTTCAAGGTCGATGATTGCAAGAGTATCCTTTCTTTCTTCTGCCATGGCGAGAAGAAGATCGGTTGTCTGTGTATCAGTAATACCCGGCATTACGGCCATGTTAATATCAATCTGGTCAACATCACTCACAGAATCAATTGCCTTCTTTAGAGTGAAGAAAGGTGCTGATGTTGATTCTGTCTTCGAAGTTCCTGCAAGGGCTCTTGTGTTGTTGAATGGATTCTTCTCAAAGATATCAAATCCATTGAATCCACCGTACATTGGAACTGTGAACTTGTTGAATCCACGATCCAAGACACCTGTGTAGGAGCCAGTTTGAGCAGTGATAGAGTTGCCACTTCTGCGTCCAACGCCAGCCTGCGGAGTTCCACGTCGGAGATTTGATCCGTTTGGAGCTAGCGGGTCGCCCGAGCCGGCCTCGACACTGTAGTAGACTCCCAAATCTTGCTTATCGTGGTAAGCAGATCCACCGCTAGACATCAAGTCGTCCAAAGAGAACCCTGGTGCAAGAATTGAAGCGGTTGCAGCCATTGAAGCTGGCTTGGTGCGTAGGAGATCAACAATTGAAGCCTCGTAAACTGATGAATTATCAGACTGAATGGTCGACAAACCGAAGAATGCCTTTGTCTCCTTGGACAATCTACCATCAGAAGAGCTTAGTCTTGTAGTAATATCAGGGAAGATAATACTTGCTGAGGTAAATGTAGAACCAGAGAAAAGAACCTCCTGCGGAGCGCCGGCGGTTCCCTGCTTCAACGCGACAGCATCCGGGACCGAACCCGTACCAGAGTTGGCGCCAACAATTGAAGACGCTGTCAAAAATGAAGGTGCAGCATTTAAGGTGTAGGACTGAAGGTAAGTTGATCCACTTACAACGTTGAATGGCTTGTAAGCTGGGATACCTCTGAATCCAAATGGCAACAAAGCTGCATCCTGGGTTCCAAGCTCAACTGTCTCATCCAACTCAACACGGATTAAAGCAGACTGAACTGGGTACTGTCCTTCCTCGACAAACTTATCGTTTACACTATCGTAAACTGGCTTTCTATCACCAATTCTCTTCCCAATAAAGTTGTTTGACATTGGGTTAAGATCCAAGTTGTTGTACTGTTCGTAAATAACTGGGTTCTCATCTGTGTCGCGCATATCACGAACCATAAGTGTGAAAGTACCGTATGGCTGGTAATTTGGATTTGGCGACTGCTTTACATCAGAGATAGAAATCTTGTAGTGACTCTGATCGTACTCCGCGCCCTCTCTTGAGTGAACACGGAAAAGTCTTTGCACAGAGTTATTAATATCGAACTGCGTGACATCCGTGTTAAGATCCTGTGCAATAATCCATGGGGTTGCTGGAACCTCATGTCCCTTGCGGAAATCACCAGCCCATGGGTCGGTGTTACCAGATCCTGTAACGAGAGCCAAGATAAATGCGGCTGAGTTGGTGAAATCATCTCTTGTTACGTTATCAACGTAATCAACAACGGACCTTTCAAATGACTCGCCCAAGAAATAATCTTTCTGATTTTGAGCAGGAGTAATTGCCGAATTAAGAAGGTGTGGGTTGGTGTTAAATACCTTTCTAATGTAGCGTCCGGACTTAGGGTTAAAGTTAAATGTTGTATCTTCAATCCCGCCAGCGGCTCCACTAATGCGAATTCTGAACTCGCGTGCAGTGCCTGTACCGGCTGGGACTGGATTCATTACTGCGGCTGCTAGATTATCATGATAACCATCATTCCCTTGGAATGTTCCGGACAATGCAATCGTCGTAGCGGAACCTGATGTGTAGAAGATGGCTGCAAGCATACCTTCGCCCATAGAGTCTGCGGCGACACCAGAGCCTGTAGAAGTAATGAACAAACCATAGGCGCCACCCTGCTCGGCGTACTTAGCAGTTCGTGGGACTTCCCAGCCTGCGTATCCATCACCTGTGACAGTAGGAGAATCTTCACCAATTAAGCGAACGAACGTAAGAGGGGAACCGTTTGCTAAATATGCCTGTGCGGCATAAGCACCATATGTTGGGTTGGAGTAATCTCCATTTCTCCATATATCGGTTTGCTGATTTACACCTGGGGAGGGGTTACCGAAAATTTGTACAAACTCGTTAAAGCTCCTCACCGTAACTGGAACCATGGCGGGACCTTTCTCTGCTGTCCCGAATACTACCGGGCCACTCCCGAGCCCTCCGAGAGATGGAACCTGACTCTGGTCAATCTCGTTTATAAAAACGCCGGGGGAGACGAATCTAAAGCTATCTACTGGCATCTTGTAATTACTCCTCTTAGAACTATCTCGTTCAATATAAATAGTGATTTATTTTGCGAAACTTCCATTACTCTTTATAAAAGCCTGAACTGCCTGGAAATTCCGGGTCATCCCCCAAAATAACTCTTTCTCGGGGTATCTTTACTTCCACTGCGTTCTCTCTTTCAACAATCATTGGCTTCTCTTGATTTTCCCCGTCACCTATTAGGTAACCGAGAACCTTAATGTTGATGTTTGTTTCATAATTTCTTTGCTCCATCTGCAAGGATGCAACGTTTGAGTTGTTTGCAAATGAGCCATCAATGAAAGCTTCGTATCTGTTTTTGCCTTCTTCTAATCTAAAAGGCATTCGGTTTAATCCGCCTTGACGAATAAACTTTGTCATCATTGTATTCATTTGTTGCTGATACTCTGACCTTAAACTAATTTCGTAATTTACTGCAACCCAGGTTGGAAAAGGAATTGAAATTGTTTTATAAACAGTTTTGTCCGGAGCTTGTGCGGGCCAAGTACTGTAATCAAATCTTCTTTTTGCCTGAGCGTTTTGAAACTCTGCTGTCTTCTTTTGGTTTATGCGACGACCAATGGTTATAGCCCCGCCCATTGCATCCCTTACTTCAGGAATGTTCGCGGCAGGTATGGCATATTCAGAGTTTGGATTTTTCTCAATGCCCTTACGATCAATGGTTATTAAAGGAAGAATCAAAGTTTCTTCTTTATCTCTTAGATCTTTGTTGTGTTTTATCTGGAAGGCTCGTTCCGCAGTCACCCAAAGAACAGGCACTTTTTTGAAACCTTCGTTTGAATCAACAGATATGTTTAATCTTTCATCAACAAAGTTAAGGACTGCTCGATCTATATCTTCTATCGTAGAAGAAAATAACTCTACTTCTTGCAGCTTTGCTTCTGTTTCTTTATCCCCAACATAATCAAACTTATTTGTTTGCTTGTTTCTTATTTGTTTTTCGGTTCTTTTGCTGCGTGCCATTTAATTACCCCACGTAAATGCCAGCTGGAACATTCTCAAGAACCTTCCTACCAGAGTCTTGCATTGAGGAATCAATAGCAGCCAACTTATCGTATGTTGTATCATCAAGAATAACCTTAAGTTCATCTCTCAACTGATCCATTTCAGTTCTGGCCTGTGATAATAGCTCGGCAGCATTAAGAGATACCGACTCACCTGGGATTGGTACGACGGCAAACTTACCTCTTACTTGTCCTAAGATTTCTTTTGTTAAAGCCAAAGCAAATCTACGAATCCATTGCTTACCAATAGAGTTAATGTTTTCATATGGGATATTCTCAAATGGAAGAGTGTTCAGATTATTGATACCCTCCGCTCCGTTGTCTATCCCTGGCTGATTGTCCCATGGTTCATATTGGTTATTAATTGTAAACTGAACCCAGAACTTTTCTGGCGATGTTGAGTCAGGTGTTGGGAAGATCCTTAACTTGTTGTCATGAATTTCATATGAATAGTGTGACACTCTTGTCCAAAGCGCATCTTCGTAAGCCATTGCTTGAAGTTTATTCTGCCAAGTTGGGACAATCTCGAAAGTAGAGTCGTCAGCATACTGACCATAGGTTCTTAAGTTGCCAACAACAGAGAACCCACCATAGTAGCCATAGAACCTCCACATTGCTCGTGGTGTTTTGAAGAATACTTTTCTAATAGTTACTCTTTTATCTCCAACTTGTTGGTAGAAAGGAGATGCAGTATCAGTTGCGGAAGTTCCTGAGATGATTGTTTGCAAATTATAATCTTGCTGGTTAGCCACTCTATCAACTGATGCTGAGTATATCGGCGTTGTTCCACCGAAGCCGGCCTCGGTTGCAAGCCCTTCTGATATTCTGCGCACATAACCATAATCAAATCTTGGATAACGGAGTGCAATGTTGGATCCGGATAAAGAACTGCCTGAAACTATCTGTCCATCTTGATCGAAGGATCCGGTGGTCGACCCAAGGTAAGAAGAAAGTGAATTCTTTGTCTGGAATAGATTAACTAAGTACGAGTATTCCAAGACTGCTTCTTCGTAAGCAGCGTATACGTTTCCTTCTGCCAATTCAATGTCTAATACATCGCCACCCAACTTCTTGTAAGTGTAAGCAACTTGATCTGCAGCGCCTGATAAAAACG